GTAAACTTTTTGGTAAACTTTTTTGTATACTTTTTGAAAATTTTTTCAAACTATTGAAGGACATATTTAATATACAAATAGATTAATTAATTTGAATTAAAACAGTACCATTTGTTGTTTTTTTTCGTTCATGTTTGATATTAAATTTTGTGAAAACTTTATGGCATTTTTTACAAGTATTTGCTAAATTAAACTTTTGATTTTTATGAAAATGATTTATTATACCTCTATCATCAGCATCTTTTTGAGGAATTAAATGATGTATTTCTTCACCTTTGCCATTGCAAAATTCACATAAACTTTTTATTTTTTCATTATTATAACGCGACGATGGGTTTTCTAAAATATGATTATCTTCTGGGAAAATATTTTTTCTTGTTTCGTATATTGTTTCCATCACATCGTCAGGTAGTCCCATGCTTTTACATACTTCTATACCATACATATTTTTACCAGGTCCATCCATCAACTTTCTATTATAAATCATATTGTCATTTTTTTCATCATAAATAACAGATAAATGTTTCATTTTCAACGTTTTTATGTTAATTACGCTTTCTTCTTCATATAATTGATGAAAATGTGTGGCAAAAATATAATTGCTATTGGTTTTATATAATTTAATTAAACTGGCTATGAAAATACAAATTGCGCTTTTATTTTCAGTACCGGAGCATAATTCATCCCCCAAAACTAGGGTGTTTTCGTTTGCCAATTTTAGTATTGTTTTCAATTCACTTATTTCAACTTGAAAAGAACTTAATTTTTTGAAAATATTATCATTTCCCAATATTCTGGTACAAATAGTTCTATACGGGTGAAAATGAAATTCTCTACAAGCTACATAAAACCCACTTTGTGCCATAATTGTATTTATTCCCATAGCTTTAATTAAACTGGATTTACCAACAGCATTGGTACCATATAATAATATACCATTTGTATCTTCTTTGCCTAGAAATATATCATTCGTTTGATACATTTCTTCACCATTTCTATTAATTCTTTCTATTAGTGGATGCCTTATATCCTTGAAATCAATGAAAGACTTGGTAGAATCGGTAATAATTGGTTTGCAATAATTATAATTTCTAGCCAAATATGCTTTTGTTATAATAAAATCCAATTGGCTTGCGAATTTAACAATTGTATTTATATCGTTATATAAATTTGAAAAATTATTTGTAAATTGCGAATAACATTGATTAATTAATTCAAATAAAATATGAGAATTTTGAAAATGTTCATCATATAATTCATTCAAAGAAGATGTTTTAATTTTTTTATTATTTTGCGATGTTTTTATAAATTTTAAATTATCAACTGAAAAAATAAATTCTTTATCCTTTTTATCGTAATTTGATTTATATTTTAAAACAAATTGTTTGGGTAATTTATCCAGTTTTTCTTGTAAAATATTGCATCTCTTCGATGTTGCTTGCAACCATTTACCGCTTTTCAACGTTGAGTGTGTTTTAACAAGTTCTTTTTCACCAATAATATTTGAGAGAAACGTTTTAATAATGTTCATTTTCTGTTCATTTTCTATAAATTTCATATTAACATTATCCAATTCTTTAAAAATATTTTTATTAAAGAAATTTGTAGCATCTGATATTTTATTAATATTTTTTGCGACATCTAAATTTATGTATTTTTTAATAAATTGTAGTACGTTTTGACTTTGTAAATTTAAATTTTCCCCAATAGTATCAAAATAAGAACCAATTTCTTCATTTTTGATTTCAAGGTATATCTCATGTAATATTTCAAAATTATAGTAAATTTGTGTAATTTCGACGGGTTGTATTTTATTTAAAATCAATTTTCTCTCTAACCTTTCAATATCTTTCAAACAAAATAATCTTTTTCTTATTGATGAAAATTTTTCATAATTATTTAAAATGTATTCGGTAACATTGTATTCTTTATTTAGATAATTTATATCAAACACCGGATTTAACAATTTTTCATGTAACAAGCGTGAACCCATTTTTGTAATACATTTATCTAAAATTTTTGTTACACTGGAAAAACTTGATTCATTACCAGTATCAATTATATTTAATTGTTTTAAAGAATGTGTGGCCAAAAACACTTTTTTTGAATTCTTATCATATAATGGTTCTTCTAATTTTAAAACCAAATTTTCATTATGTTTTTTGATAAAAAATAAAAGATAAATAAAACTTTGTGTTGAAAAGGTATTTTCATTAAACCCGAATGTATTATAAAAAATATTGAAATCATTATAATTATAAACGGTAGAGAATACCTCTTTATGGTATGTTTGTTTTTCACAATTTAGTGCTATTTGTGTATTTACATTTAATTTATCATTCAAATTAATTGTATGTAATTTAACACCATTTAACCCGATAAATTGTATAATTTCGGATATAACATTTTTTTTTTCATAATTATGAATAACAATTACTTCTCTTGGTTTATATATTGACATATATCTTTCAAAATCGTCGAAAACACATGGTTCGTGTATTTTATTTGATTCGTATTTATATTGATACAGATTTACCTTTCCTGTGAAAATATCTACACAAGAAAATCCAAAATATATTTTAGGTTTACTTGAAATTAAACTTGTTTTAAAAGTTTCAATCCACACACACACTATATTATTTGATATTTGGTCTGTATTTATATCAAAATTTGTACCAACTGAAAAAACACCGAATTCTTTTCTTTTTTTACAATTATTGATAATATCATTACCATCTTCAACCCAAACACCAACTGTGAAACCGGCCTTGTTTAATTTGTTTACATATTTTTCGAGTGGTGTTGAAATATTGTATCCGGCCATTAGTAGCGAATGGTTGTTAAACCCTTTTAATGAAATGTTTTTCATTTTTTCACTAACTATGACATCTAATATTTTTTCATAGTCTCGTATAGTTCCATATATTTTACCATTTCCTTTATCTTTTAATCCATATATTTCATAGAAAGAACCGCATTGCCATAATAATATAAATTTATCACCATACTCTTTTTTATATTCTTCAAATTTATCAAAATATTGTTTTATCATATTTGGTGCCATTCTTATATAAATTCCCTGAATTTGCTTTAATATTATTAATAAAATATTAAAAAATATTAAAAAATATTAAAAAATATTAAAAAATATTAATTATTCCAATTATGCATTAATATTTCTGCTGCATTTTTCCCTCCACTATTTTTAATGTCGCCTGATAAAAAACAATTCATATACATATTTCTTAAAACTCTTTCTGGTGCAGAGGTTCCCACTTTTATTAATGCTTTATCTAATAAATATTTTTTTATCGAATTCAAGTTTTTCTTTTCTAATTTTTTACAATCTCTATTTATTAATTTTCTGGTTTTCTTGTTTTTTATTAAAATACCTATTTTATTAGTTTTATTATTTTTTCCTAGCAAATAGCGTTTTATTATTTTTTTACTTTTGATTTTAAATTTCTCATTTTTCATTTCAACCAAATTATTTTTTCTCAAATTATTATTTTTGAGAAATTTATTTTTTAATTTTTTCAAGTTATTTTTCCTTGGTGCATCCTCTAATAAAAATTCATTTCTTATATTTGTTATTTCTTTATTAATATCCATTTCTTTTCCAAAACTGTCATCCGTAAATGCTAAAGTATTATTTGATAAACTTTTTCTATATTTTGAATATAATTGTTTTTTTCCTTTTTTTAATATACCGTATGGTGGGTCAGGTTTAATGAAACTTCTTTCTGAATCACGAATATCCGGATTACGAATATCTGGATTACGAATGTCTGAATTGCTGATATCTGGATTGCGAATATCTGTTTCGATGTGTAATTTTGATTTAATCCTTTGATTATTATGTTTTTTTGTTTTTCTTTTTTTTACAATATCCTCCATAAAATCAAATGCATTAGTATATTCATCGCTAGATTGATTTTCGACTTTTTGTTTTTTGTTCTTTTTTTTTTTAAAACTTTTTATTTTATCAATCATTTTTTCTTTCAAAAAATTTTTTTGTAGTTTATTAAAATTTGTTCTTAAACTATGTTTTAATTTTTTTTTTTTTGTTTTACTTTTGTTAAAAAAATTGGGATTAACTGAAATTGTTTTGGTGGCCATGATATATTAATAAAGATAAATCTAATTGGATTTAAATTTATTAAATTGATAAAAAAAATATTATTAATTTTTATTAATTATATAAAAATATGGCAACAAATATGGCAACAAATATGGACAATATGGAAAAAAATATAAAAAAAAAATTCGATAATATCTCTTGGAAAGTAATTGAATCGTATTTTAAAGATAAATATTTGACAAGGTTAGTTAGACATCAACTCGAATCGTATAATTGGTTCATAGAAAAACAACTTTTCGATACAGTTCAAATGTTTAATCCCGTAAAAATCCATTCCGAGAAAGAAAAGGAAGAAACTGGCCATTACTGCATTGAAATTGTAATAAACTTTTCAAATTTGAAAATTTTAAGACCACAAATTCATGAAAACAATGGTGCAACGAAAACCATGTTTCCACACGAAGCAAGATTGAGAAATTTCACATATTCGAGTCCAATAACCCTTGACCTTAATATTAAAATATTAAGAAAATCGGGTAAGGATTTTAAAAAAATTGAAACTGTTTTCAAAAATATACCTTCAATCCACGTTGGTAAAATACCAATTATGTTAAAATCTAATATTTGCATTTTAAAACAATTTTCACATTATAATGCAGAAATTACAAAGGAATGTAATCATGACCCGGGTGGGTATTTTATAATAAGTGGTTCTGAAAAAACCATTTTAGCCCAAGAGAGAGCTGCAGAAAACAATGTGATGTGTTTTAATATAAAAAAAAACAATAATAAATGGTCTTGGTTGGCAGAAATAAAATCAATTCCATTGGATAAATGTATATCGCCAAAACAAATTAATATAACCATAGCTACTAGAAATAATGGCAATGGTCATAGTATAGATATTCAAATACCAAGAATAAAACAACCAATTCCAATATTTATACTTTTCAGAGCACTCGGTATTATTTCAGATAAAGAAATTTCAAATTATATCTTATTAAATATTCACGATAAAGAATTAGAACAAATGTTATTTAGTTTGAAAGCATCCATGATAATTGCCAACGAATACACAACACAAGAAGAATGTTTTAATTATATTGTCACTTATGTCATGTATACACCTATAAAAATGACAAAAGAGATGGGTGAAATGAAAAAAAGAGAATTTACAAAGAGCGTGTTAGAAAATGATTTGTACCCACATTGTACCACACAGGTAGAAAAAGTTTATTTCCTCGGTTACATGATTAATAAATTATTACGAACCAGTTTTGGCTGGAGAAAACCAGATGACAGAGATTCTTATACAAATAAAAGACTCGACCTAGCCGGTACACTTATCAATAATCTTTTCAGAAATTATTTTAACAAATTAGTCAAAGATATGGGTAAACAAATTGTAAGAGAAATTAATAATGGGTCTTGGCAATCCACAAATGATATTAAAAATATCATAAACCAAACCAACATTTATAAAATAATCAAATCAACCACAATTGAGAATGGTATCAAAAGGGCACTGGCAACGGGTGATTTTGGTATTAAAAACACAAATTCGGCAAAAGTGGGTGTCGCACAAGTGCTAAATCGATTAACCTATATTTCAACATTAAGTCATTTGAGACGCATTAATACACCGATTGATAAAAGTGGTAAATTAATTCCTCCTAGAAAATTACATAATACACAATGGGGTTTTATTTGTCCAGCGGAGACACCAGAAGGACAGAGTGTTGGCGTTGTTAAAAATATTAGTTACCTTTCACACATCACCATAAAATCGGAAATTGAACCGATATTGAATATTTTAAAAGATAAAGTTATAAAATTAGATGAAAATAGTAAATTTGAAAATCTTTTTGGAAAAGTTAAGGTTTTTGTAAATGGTTCGTGGATTGGTATAGCCAAAAATCCAAACAATTTATTTAAAAAATTAAAATTTTATAAATATTCAGGAATTTTCAATATATATACGAGTATTGTTTTCAATTATAAAAATAAAGAAATATTTATTTGCAACGACGCAGGTCGTTTATGTCGACCACTTTTTAAAGTGAAAAATAATAAATTATTAATAGATGAAAAAACGGAAGAATATATTGATAAAAATTGCGATTGGGATGAATTATGTCTGAACCACGTTTTAGACGAATCGATTGTTGAATATGTTGATTCCGCTGAACAAAACAGTGCTTTAATAGCTATAAAACCATCAAAATTAAAAAGCAATAAGGATGTTTACTATAATTATACACATTGCGAAATACACCCAAGTACAATTTTTGGAATCCTTGCTAGTTGTATTCCTTTTCCAGAGCATAATCAATCTCCGAGAAATACATATCAATGTGCTATGGGCAAGCAAGCGATGGGAACGTATACAACTAATTTTCAACATAGAATGGATAAAACCGCATATGTACAAACTTATACAATGAGACCTCTTGTTGACACCCGTATTATGAATATTATTAAATTAAATCAAATTCCGAGTGGTAGTATGGTTATTGTGGCTATTATGACATATACGGGATATAATCAAGAAGATTCGATTATATTTAACGAGGGTTCTATTGAGAGAGGGTTGTTTTCGGCAACCATTTATCATACGGAAAAGGATGAAGATAAAAACATACATGGTGATGAAGAAATCCGATGTAAAGCGGATAAAGCTAGGACGAAGGGTGTTAAATTTGCGAATTATGATAAATTAAATGAAAACGGTATTATTCCTGAAAATACAAAAATCGAAAATAGAGATATTATTATTGGTAAAGTTGTTCCAATTAAAGAAAATAGAAATGACCCGACAAAACTTATAAAATACAAAGATTTTAGTAAAATTTATAGAACAAGTGAGTCATGTTTTGTAGATAAAAATTATATTAATAGGAATGGTGACGGATATACATTTGCTAAAATACGAACGAGAACATATAGAATACCAAGTATCGGAGATAAATTTAGTTCGAGACATGGACAAAAGGGTACAATAGGATTAATTATTCCAGAAAAAGACATGCCTTTTACAGCGCAGGGATTGAAACCAGATATCATTATTAACCCACACTGTATTCCAAGTAGAATGACAATGGCTCAATTAAAAGAAACATTATTAGGTAAAGTTTTGTTAGATTTGGGTTTGTTTGGTGATGGTACTAGTTTTGGCGAATACCCAATTAAAGAAATTTGTAAAAATCTAGAGAAGTTAAATTATGAAAAACATGGTGAAGAAATATTATATAATGGAATGACGGGTGAACAATTAGAAAGTAATATATTTATTGGACCTGTGTTTTATCAAAGATTAAAACATATGACTGCCGATAAAGTGCATTCTAGAAATATTGGACCAATGGTTGTTTTAACGAGACAACCACAAGAAGGAAGGAGTAGAGATGGTGGATTAAGATTTGGTGAAATGGAAAGAGATTGTATGATTTCACATGGTGCAGCGGGTGTTGTATACGATAGAACATATTCGTGTAGTGATAAATATGAAGTATATGTTTGTGATTTATGTGGGTTAATTGCAATTTATAATGATGAAAAACATATTTATAACTGTAAAACTTGTGATAATTTTGTATCGTTTAGTAGAGTCAAAATCCCATATTCATGCAAATTATTATTTCAAGAATTAACGACGATGAATGCTGTTCCTAGAATTATAACAAATAATTCATTTAAATAAAAAATAAATTCAAAAAAAATAAATTCAAAAAAAATAAATTCAAAAAAAATAAATTCAAAAATATTTTTTTTTTCATATTGTTTTTCTTCTAATGGCGGGTTCGTAAATGACGAGCTACTTATCTAAATAATAACCAATTCCCTTTTTATCATTTTTAAAGACATATCCTTTTTTTGCACCTTTAAACTCATTGGAAGAAATGAATGGTTCAGTCTTATTATAAAAAAAAAAATAAGAAGTGAAAATAATTACAATTAAAATTAAAATTAAAATAATCATTATTAATAATATCTAATAATTATCTCTATGTTTTAAATGTCTTTAACATTTAAAACCATAAATTGCAACCTAATTCATACATATAAATAACCCAAAGGTTTATTTAAACGAAAAAAACATTTAGGATAAAATATTAATAATAATCATATATATATATTAAAGATGATAGCGGCAGAATTAAAAAAGAATGCAGCAGCAGATTTAAAAAAGAAGGCAGCCAAAACAGCAGCCAAAACAGCAGCCAAAACAGCAGTCAATACAGAAACAGTGGATGATATTACAAAACAGATTGAAAAATTAAACAGAGAATCAATAATTCTCATCGGAGAAGACGACAAAATATTAAGTAATAATGAACAACAAGAACTTAACAAAAATAAGGAATTACATAGTGAATTGGTAAAAAAACGTGCAAAATTAGAAAAGATAGCAGAAAAGATAGCAGAAAAGATAGCAGAAGCCAATACAAAAGCAGCCAATATAGAAGAAGCCACAAAAGCAGCTCAAGACGCAGGTCTACCGTTAAACGCTACTGAAGCTACCACGGAAGAAAACAACGCAGCAGCGAAAATGCAAGCCAATCATCGAGGTAAACAAGTACGAAAAGAAATCGAACAAAAAAAAGTAGAAACCAAAGTGAAAAAAGAAGAAGCCACAAAAGCAGCGCAAGACGCAGGTCTACCGTTAAACGCTACTGCAGCTACAACAGAAGAAAACAACGCAGCAGCAAAAATACAAGCCAATCATCGAGGTAAACAAGTAAGAAAAGAAATGGAACAAAAAAAAAAAGATGCCAGATTGAAAGAAGATGCCAGATTGAAAGAAGATGCCAGATTGAAAGAAGATGCCAGATTGAAAGAAGATGCCAGAGTGAAAAAAGAAGCCAAAGCAACAGCAGAAGCCACCGAGTTAGAAGCAGCAGCAAAAGCCACCAAATTAGAAGAAGCAGCAAAAGCAAAAGCCAAAGCAGAAGAAGCCACAGAGTTAGAAGCAGCAGCAAAAGCCACAGAGTTAGAAGCAGCAGCAAAAGCCACCGAGTTAGAAGCAGCAGCAGCAAAAGCCAAAGCAGTAGAAGCAGACAATATAGAAGCCAATAAAAAAGCAGCCAATGAAGTAGACATCAATACATCCAATATAAAAAAAACCAATGCAGATAAAAAAGATATTGACATATATTTGGTAGAAAGTGATGAATATTTTGTAACAGTTACCCATGATATTCCTAACAAAGGTTATATTACAAGAGTAAAAAAATACACTAACGATAAAGGGTCAGTTAAACAATTAATATCCAATGAACAAAAATACACTAACAATAAAAGGCCAGTTAACCAAGTACTCAATGAACAAAACACACAACAAAGTTTATTCGATATTCAAATACCGCCCAATATACCATCAGGTACAGAACTACAGGTGAGGGTACCAGATGGTTCACTTGTTAATGTTACAGTACCTCCTGGATTACCTACCGGAGGTAAGATAAGAATATCGATGAAAGGACAACAAGCTTTCATTGAAAAAGTCTTTGGTCCACAACAAAATCAACAGCCAAATCAACCGCCAAATCAACAGCCAAATCAAC